TTATTTAAGTCTGATCCATATTTATTTCCTATAAGCTTTATTTCTGTCATTCCACTAGAATGACTTACTTCTGTTCTCATGCTATCTCTAAGGCTACCAGTGCTATTAATTGACATTTCACTTCCAGGTCTAGTTATGCTTAACTGAGAAGTAAATCTTTGCTTTATTCTGTTAGCTGCTATGTTTATAATTGAACTCATTAAGCACCTGTAAAACAACCTGAAGCCTGACAATCTGCTAAAGAACTAAATGCTCCTGTTCCATTACCAGGATCATAACAATTACCACTTTTACAATCATAAGTAACAGCTACAGGTGTTGGCGGCCAGTCACTTTTACAATCAATTTCTATACAATCAATAAATACTTCAATATTAAAAGAACAAGATACTGTAACCAACTGGTCATTATGAGTTCCTTTCTCTCTACTCATTTGTATTGTTTCTCTTGGAATTACATCCTGACAATTACTACCTGCTCCTACACAAGCTAAAAAACTCCATATTCTATTTTCCAAAGCAGTCATAATAATATGAACATTATCTAATACTTTAACTCCTCTTGGATTAGATTTAGAATAAGGTCTACCTGCTGTTATAACGCAATTATAAACTTGTAATCCGTTATTTATATCTAATATTCTTGAATTAGGGTACTCAAGATTGAGTAAGTCATACTTAATATTGTGGTCAAAATTAATATGAGGTAGTTTACCAAACTTAAAGGTATTGAATCCTGCACTTTCTGCACAGATTTCCATGTTGTTTACTAATTGTGTTAAAGTTGTAGCCATTATTTCTGTTGTTTTTTCTGTATTTCATTTACAATTTCATCAAACCTACCACAAGCGTTTTTCCAAGAAAGATAAGTTAATATCTCATAAAGCTTGGTATCTAAAACACTTTGAACAGCACTTTTACTGTTATGGGTAAATATACCATCAGCAGCTATTCTATAAACTGAATTTAACCACCCATAACCATCTATTGTTCCTTTTGCTGCTCTTGCTCCAACTGCATCGCTGCTACCGCCTGAGAGGTTAGGGAACTGATTGTCAATCCCTGCTCTAACTTGGTCAAAAAAAAAGCGACATCCCAAATGGTTGCCATATCTAACGATTTGAACAACTCTTCTCGTTTATCAATTAAATTATCATCTAAATTATCACCTTCCCCTCCTTTTTTAACTAATATAGCTATTTGTCTAGGCATAAACTCTATTTTTCCCTTAGAAATCATTTCTGACTGTATTTCTAACTGTTCTGCTTCAATATATCTACCAAATGTAGCTTCTCTCATTAAATCTTTAGGTAAAAAGAATTTTTCATCACCTATAGTAAAAGAGGATATGTCTATTGGTATATATTTTTCGTTTACAAAAGATAAACACTTCATAAGCTTTTCCGCTTCTTTCATATCCCAATGAGATATTTCTTCTTGACTTAATCCAGTCCAAAAAGCCAATATTTTTGTGTTTAAATCTAAAGCCCTAATAGCTTCCTTCCATTCTTCTTCTTCTGCTTGTTTATCCTTATCTTTTTCTTTTATATTGGATTCATGCTGCTCTATTATCTTAGTAAATCCTAAAAATGTTCCCCACTTTACTTCTAGCCAAGATTCAGGTAATTCTACTACCTTTTCATTCATTAAAAATTCTTTCATCAGTTTAAATTTATTTTATTTTCTTTTTCTGTAAATGGATGTATTAAAAGACTATCATTTAGTTTTCCTAAAACATCCACAGTCAAAGATAATAATTTATCATCAAATAAATATAAATCTTCATCTTGATTTAAAGCTAAGTTTGATATGTATCCTTTAGTTGCCCAATATATATTATTTGGCAAAGATACAAACCAATCTCTACGATCAACACTACCTAACTCCACATATCCTCCTAATCCATTGTGAAATTCAATAGCTTGTTCTATTAAAAGCTCAAATCCAATATAATCCTCTTCAAACATAGTTACTTCTTCAATAACATCATGAATATCATTTAGAAACTCATTAATTATTAAAGAATGTCTTTCATTTAAATAAATTATATCATTCTTAAAGCTCATTCTACAATATAACAAATAAATAATGGAACTTTATGGAACAAAAATATAGTTTTTATCTCCATGCCATTATTTTCCTACCATTCTTAAACATATACCTCATTCTCATCATAAGAGCATCAGCAAAGTCAGGAGAATGTCCTAAGATAGCTTTCATCTCTTTTTTTGACAAAATAGATAGCTTTCCATCATTATCCATGTTTTTTCTTCTTATAACCTCAAATTCTTCAATAATCTTGTTTCTAAGGTCAGTATCATTGCATTTTACCCAGATATTACCAACATTTATCTGTTCTGCAAGCTTATAATAGCATTGTGTCTTTAGATTTTGATAACTCTCTTTATCTAAAGGTTTGGCATTATTTACAAAAGGTTGCACTCCTTTCATGTAATGAGAGAGGTATTGACCTACTCCATCACTATCAATTATGATGTTTTTTTGTGGTATTTTGTGTATATCTGCTGTGTTTCTTATAAGTTTCTCTACATTATCGGCAGATGTCTTGTCTTTTGTTATCATTTCCTTGACTACCATGCCATACCATACGCAAATAACCAATTTATCACTACCTAGAAGAGCAATATCACAAGAAAGATACCTTTCACCTACATCTTCAGATACAGATGAGTTAGTAAACATATTTAAAACAGATTCATAGTCAAAAAGTCTATCTTCACCTGAATCATATTCCCAATTACCATGAAGTAGTCTTTCTCTTGAAACAGGATCAAGTTTTCTTAATTGTTCTTCATAAAACTCTGATATATGTGGGTTATCTGCTAACTTAGCCTTAACAAACTTCTTATGAGTAGCTAAAGTACCATCTCTATCTTGTTTGTAAAAGTCATACACCCAATTTTTCGCAGGATTACATGACATAAGCACTTTTGGTCGTAATTTATACTCGGAAAGCATATATCTTATCCTTGAAGCTACAACATTCTTTGCTTTTTCTGTACATTGGTTCACCTCATCTATAAAAGCACCTGAAATTTCTAGTGAACCAAGTGAATCAAAGTTTGGATCAGCAGGATACTGATAAAGGTCTTTTAAAAGTATTGTACTGCCATTTGTAAACTCAATAACATTACTTTGGGCATTAAACTTGTAAACTTGACCTTTTTTTACTCCCCAATCACTACAAACCATGAAAAAAGAGTTTAAAGTAGTTTCTTTAAGCGTTTTTAGAACTGCTCTACCCATTAACCAGCGTGTACCAGGATAACGAAGGCAAGAATACAAAAGCCAAGCTGCTCCAAAGTATGATTTACCTCCTCCAGCACTTCCTCCAAATAAAACTTCACTTGTTTCATTGTCGTGAAGGTAATTCCAGGCTTTATCTTGTTTAGGTGTAGGTTTGAAATCTATTTCCAAACTGACTTCACTAATGCCTTTACAGGTTTTACTATACAAACTAATAAAATAAGATATACCATAATTGGAGGTAATGCAAATGCTACTGCTAATCCTCCAAATAAATATTCTAAAACTCCTGCTTTTGTGTCCTTAAGACCTAACGATTTTTTTATTTCCATTGTATTTCCATTTTTTTTATTGTATTATGCCAATACTAGTTAAATATTCTATTGATGCTGCATCTCCATTAAACTTATCTCTAAAAGCTTCTCTTGCTGTGTGTTTATCGTTATCTGCTAACTGATCTGCATATAATATTTCTATAAAATGTTTTGCTCTATTCCCAATCTCTGTATCTTCAAATACTTTAGATTTATAAATAGCATTCATTAATTCAAGTATATTGTAATCTACAGCTGTATATGAATTATATTTATCAGAATGGCTTTCTGCCAACAATAAAGTAGTTTCAATAAAAGTAATGGCACTAGCTGCTCTTGCAGTTACCCCTTCTATATTAATAAATGCCTTAAGTTCTTTAGTAGTTAGCTTATCATGAAGAAGAACATAAGAACCTCCTGTAGAATATTCCAAAGCCCAAAGAGTTCCAGAAACTGTTTCAAAAGGAGCTGGCTTACTACTTATACTTGCATCAGGTTTAGGTTTAAAGAATTTCTTTTCATCTTCTCTAGGCTGCTCCCTAAGTATTGATGACTTCATATTATCCCTTGTCTTTATAGGAGGTAAAGAAGTTGTGTAATCCGAATCCATTGTTGAATCAGATATTGTAAATCGCAGTGGTGTAGCTATTGTTAAATCCATTTTTTATGTTTTAATTTATTCTTAAAGTTTCCAAACTATGTCAATTATTTTGATTATATTAGCACCTTATTATTGTTGTTTATAAATAATATAAAAACCCCTTTAACAAAATCCTTTTTATTTTTGTTGAAGTGATGGTCAAGGGAATATTATAATGTTTCTTCTGGGGATTTATAATTAAACACAAAACCCTCCCCACCACTAGTAACATCAACCCTATCAATCACAATTCCTTTCATCTTTGCAATATCCTGGAGTAATAATCTACAGATATTCAAATCTCCTGCCTTATATCCTTGACTATATAAATCTTGCAACATTATAGCGTGCTTATCCATCTCATATTCTCTTTCCTCCGAGAATTGCTCTGCAAAACTTTCTAATGCCTTCTTATAATAGATACTAGCCATCCTTCTCTTAATTCCCCAATGAGCTTCACAATATTCCATTATATCAGTATATCTTACTCCTCTTAAAATTAGCTTTACAACCTCAGTGGTTCTTTTGTAGCTAACCAATGAAGTAGCCTTACCTGAGTCCTTAGTAATATCTAAAGCTGAAGTATTCTTGTTAGAAACAACAGCCTTAATTACCTTTAAATCCTCTTCTTTTTGAAGCAGCTTGGCATCCCTCTTGTCAGCCCTATCTTGATCTCTTTTATTCATTTTACAAAGTTACATTATTTATGTACAATATAACAAAGAATAAATTATAAAGTTTGGAACTAAAATATATATTGTGCAGTTGGTGTAATAAAAGTTGAAAATCCGAAAATCTAGTGTGAATAT